GCTTTATTGGATGCTTTTGTGAGTCTATACATTATAACTCTCCTCAACTAAAACTATAATCAAAACAACCATAGCTTTCTAATATTGGTTTGAGGTCAGTCATTAGTAATTCTAATTTATCTTTTCATTCTTTGGTGGATATTCTTATAGCAAAATCTTTGTTTTTATTGATTCAATCTAAATCATTAAATGGAATATCTTCTTGATGAAAATTTATCTTTTCCCCTCATGTGTAGAGATCAATATAATCTAAGTCTAAGTCAGGTATTCGTTCTTCTATAATATAGTTTAGATTTATTTCACTATATTTTGTGTTGTACTCTAGTACCCTTTCCTTAGCTTCCTTCTCATTCTCTGCTCTGATATATACCACAGGTACTTCATCATTGTCAAGTGTTTCTCCCTCTTTTTCTAGTTTATTCAATGCCGATAGTCTTTGATGACCGTCTAGTATGTAGTTGTTGTTCTCTCGGACAAAGATTGGTGCAGAGAATCAACTCTTGAGTATTCTTGCTGCCAGTCTTGCTATTCTAGAGTCATCTACTTTTTTTAGTTTTCATTGAAAGTTCTTCAGATCCGTTCTTTTTATTGTTGCATTTGTTATTACGCTGTTTCTGATCATATATTATGTGCTTCTGATAAAGTTTCTATGTAGGTTGCTAGGCTTACGTAGTCTCCACCTTCCTGTGGTCTGAAGAATATACTGTAGTATCTTTTCTTTCTTTCTACTAAGGTTTCTGCTTTGTTCTCTTTCATCCATAGTTCTCTGACTTGTTGTTTGAGTTCTGTTTTCTTTTCCTCGTCTTCTTCCTCTTTCATTTTTTTATCTATAGCGTCTACTTCTTTTCTTATTCCTTCCTTAAACTCTTCAACAACATCACTGTCTACAAACTCTGCATAAATCTTTTTCTCTTTAGGATCGTAAGCTAAGTTTAATTCAATAGAGTTGATCTTAAATCCTATGTGTTCTTCGTTCTCTGTTTCACTCATTTGTAAAATCTTTATTCATTCGTCAATAAAGAAGTATCTTTCCATGATAACAATAAATGATAAAAAGTTATTTGATTAGATCTATGTCGCAGTCTATACCGTACTCTCATAGTTCGTATCTTACGTTGATGACTCTCAATTCCTCTAGATCATCAAGTCTTTCCATAAGGTGTTTTTGGATTATCTTGAGCCTTGCAACTTCCTCTTCCAGTTTTTTATTGGTCATAAGGCAATTATAACCTACTCTTTCTTATTTTCAACCTCTTTTTCTTTTGGCTCTGGTGCTTCCATCTGCTGACTAGCTGTGAATGATTTTTCCTGCTCACGAGCCTGTTCTGTGATGAAGTCTAATAGATCTTTCACTTCTGCATAGGGTCATCTACCGATTAAATTGGCAGCCATGTTTAGTTGTTGTACGTTTAGTTTGATGTTGTACATATTCATAATATTATGAAGAAGAATATAAAGCTATTTTAGTGCATTCAAAGCCAGTTTATCGTATCATCTTTCAAAGATTATCTTCCACTTGAGTCTTTTAATGGCTTTCCATACTCGACTAGGGAAGGTGTAGTCTTGTTTTAGTTCTCGTTCACAGATAATATCTCTAGCACATGACTCTGCTCGTTCATTCATGTGCCGATTAAGAACTCCTTTGCCTATAATTACTTTCTTCACGTTTTCTATATCATTCGTCTTTTCTATTTTTCATTGAGAATCCCATAAGTTAAACCATTCCAACGCTGTATGTCAATCCTTATCTTCCTTGATCTGTCCTGATTTAATCAAATGATGAGACTTTGGTGGATGTCGGTCACTATCCGACCGTTTCAGGTATAAATTATAGTTTTCTCTCACCTTTTTTGATATGTACATTAGAACACGATAGCAAAAGATCGCTTTATTATAGCTATTATTACAACAAGTACAATGATAAAGAATACGCATCACATACATCAACCGAAGAAGTCATCCATATTATTAGTATCAAAGAATAAATCTATCTCTCACCTTATGTCTCACATTATATCAAAACATTCTTTTATGTAATATTCATCTATCTATTCAATTCTTGTATATCAGCCGACATAAGTCTATTTGTGAAAAAGGATTACTAAATGCTTTGCTATTTATGAAATCAGAGTAATAATTTGAATTGAGTTGGCATAAACCATAATCCCTACTTCAATTAGTATTTTTTGGACTTATAGCATCAGGATTAAATCAACTTTCAGCTTCCAAAGTGAGAACAAAATCCTCTCCTCACGTCTTATAGGCGTAATCAATTATCTGTTGGGTATATGGGTCAGTAATTTTCTTGTGTAGCGTTCTATGGTCAGGTATTGACAAGGAGGACTGGTGTTTCTCAGCATTTATTTCCTGATTAAGGAACAAACCAGCACAGATTCATAATGATAATACCAATATTATTCGTTTCATAATTTATTCTTTAATAAAAGTTTCCTCTTCCTTATTTTCTCAGAATAATATATCATCAGGAATAGATTTGCTTTTTGTTCTTGTGTCATTGGTGCGTCTACTACTTGTAGTTTAGTCATTTGAAGTAATGTAAAAATAATAAATAGCCAATAATATAAATATAAATATTCACCATGACCCACCTACTGTATGGAGAAGTCATGTGCCTATAAGTGTACCAACATAACACGAAATGGCAAAATGAATAATGAAGAATAATATTTTCATGTATATTTTAGAATTAAAAGTCTTCTTCTACTGACACATATCCACGCTCTTTAGACCATCATCTTACTTGTCTTTGCCTTACCTGTCTGAAGTTAGGAGTTTCTATTCAGTTCTTCTCAACTCGTTTCCTTCTACATCTGCTTATGGTCTCAAAGTTTATCATGTGCTTTAGTCTTTCGTACAGCTCCATACAGTTGTTTACCTCACAGAACAATAGGGTGTCATCTTCTCTAGTTTCAGGATAGTCTTTGAGAATTCTTTCTACTTTTTGTGATGAAGTCATTTGGGTTTATATAGGGAGATAAAGTAATCTTGGATCTGTTCTGCTGATATCATTAGTTCTCCGTCTTCCTTTATTGTTTCTACTCCTGCAAAGTGGAGCATAAATCTCTCCTTACGTAGTCATCATGTAAATCCTAGATTCTTTAATACTTCCTTGTAGTGATAATATCACTTCACATCATTTGCCCATCTTGCTATTCTCTTGTCTCTTGGATTTTTGTCTCGTGTATTCATAGGATTATTACGAAATAAAACTATCTCTTGATGCTTCTATCTCTATAATTTGATGTTCTTCTAGTTTCTTCTTTCAGTGATAGTAATTCATCTTCATCATATCTTTGTTGTTTTCCTTGCTCTTATACTGTGTACTAGAGTCTTTGTATTGTGCATATAGATCTGTTTCTTCTTTGATTCTTGCTTCTGCCTTAGTTTTCTGTTTTTCTTTCTCTGAATTGAGAAGCTCATCTACAGCACTTTCGTATGCTTGTTTGTATGTTTCATATTTCTCTAGTGCTTCGTTGCAATCTGCTACCATAAGATTTAATTCATAGAGAGAATCATCTACAAGTTCTTGTGTAGGGTCATAGATAAGTTTTTTCAAGTCTTCTAGTTGCATGATTTATTTTTTAGATGATAAAATCTTTATATCTCAATCAACAATATCAATTTCTTTCCCACTCTCTAAGGTCAACTTGATATTTATTTCTGCTTCCTCCACTGTGTCTCATAAGACTCGGAAGTGTGCCACAATAAGATGCTCTGCGTCCTCCTTTAATGCCTCTAAGAATCCTTTGAATTTCTCTTTGTGTTCTTTGGATAACTCCATGGGGTTAAGACAAATCATCTAAAACTGCTGTATATTCTATAGTCTATTCTTTTTTGTGTCATAACATCTTGAGTTTATTCATCACCATATAGTATATAGTATATAGTCTTCTTTTGATATTGTTTCTATATCTATTCCTGTCTCTCACAATCGCCATTCATCTTTCATATTTTCACTTTCTTCATTCCTTTATACATTCTTTACATCTTCATAATACTCATAAATATCAATCATTATGTTTGTAAAAATCGCTTAATTTCTTAAACAAAGAACACTCTTTGCATTGTAATTTAATAACTCAATTTTCTTCAATATGTGGATTACTCATTTTGAATATAGTTTAAGGAGATTTTACGCTCCTAGTTAAAAGGCAATTTTTCAGATTCTACTTCAAATCAATTTTCATCTTTCTTAGCTTCTTCTGTTTTCTGTTCAGCTTCCTTGTCTATCTGACTACCTAAGTCTAGTTTTTCTTGTATTTCAGGAATTACAGTCTTAATATACCAATCTTCTAGTTCTGAATAATCTCTTTGAATAATCTCTCCTGCTTTGTTTTTGATTTCTTCTGTCATTTTCATCTGAGTATCATAATCGTATTTCCACATCAAGTCTTGTCAATCATTCTTAATCCAAGCTCAAGGGAAACCTTTTTTATTCAGATATACAGAGATACTTATCTTCCCTAGCTTCTCTGCATTTGCTAGGCAGTTGAGTATTCCCCTACCTACAGAAGTAAATGCACTTTGTAAAACGACAAGACTCTCATCATCTTGTAAGGTGAGAGCGAATGTCTTCCTCTCTTTGCCTTCATACTCATAGCTACCTGTCTCTAGTTTTACTACATAGCCATCAATGTAGTCTGCCTTAGCAACTACTTCTTTGTTTTTAGTCATCTCAAAATAGACTTCCTCATCTCATTTCTTTAATCCTCTGATCTTTGTCCAAAAGACATTCTTTCCTGCTGAATTTCCAAATCACATCTTAATATAATCATTATAGATAAAATAATGCTGAGTAATGGTAGTTCTCTTTGTGGATACTGGGGGTATTAGCTTTGTTGAATTGGTTGGGTGCTATCGTAGGTCATTAGTAATTTTAGTGTCTCTTATTTATTTTAATTCAACACACCAAAGGCTTTTTCTATTTGTTCTTTTTCATATTGTTCTTGTCCTGTCAATTCCCTAATATCTTCTTCCCTGTCCAGCTTTTTCCATCTAAGGTAGAGTTTGTGTTCTTTGCCTCAATCGTATATTACCTGTCCGTTATCTATCAACATAGAAAGTATTTTTGAAATAAATTATATCGCTGACTATTCATAGTTTCTTTGTTGTTTCTATTGGGAGATTATGTTCATGGTATAAGGGAAACATTGTAAGTAGCTTTAGAAGGTCTCAATGGTTGTCCTCATCCCTTATGTGGAGATATCGTTCTCGTGGCATATTATATACTTCTTTTTTTAGTTCTGCTCTAGTCATGGTTTCTTTTGGGTAAAACACTCTCGTACTTCTCCTTCCGTCATTTGTATAATTCAGGATTGTCTAAGTAGTCTCTATATATATCTGCACAATACTCTATGAATACATCTACATTAGTATCTATATAATCTTGTTGATCGTCAGGATCATGGAAGTTTCATTCTGTGAATTGATTTGATAGTTTATCGTAGTTAGCATCTGACCGATTGTCTAAGGCTATCTCATAATCTGAATAAGCCTTATCATCAGCTTCTTGTGTTTCTATGAGGGTAGTATCCATAGTAATACGATTAGTGAGATAAAGGTAGGTAGTAGGATTAGCATGGATAGTAGTAGAATAAACTGTGAGGAGAGGGGCAAGTGTTGCATCGGCGTAGGCGATGTTATCGCTCACCTCCTCTTTGTGTTAGTTGTAGTATATATATTTTACTTATAAAATCAATAGCACTTTTCTTTTTATGCTTCCCTTTATTGTATTATATGATATAGTATTATCTCAATATATCTAACAAAAACTCTACTCTAAGCAACAAGGTTCTCCTCATTGTATCTGTGTTATTAGCATGGATATACTCATGGTGTTTTCTACATATTGCTATAACATCAGATCAATCCTTCTTATGTCTACGTTTCATTCCCATAAACTGCTTAGCAATATGATGCCAGTCTACAGCTTCACTATTACACTTGGCAAATTCACAAGGAACGAAATCTCCTTCTTCTTTGTCTCTACTTACTAATCAGTCCTTTATATATTTTTGCATGGTTATGTTTTATCTAAAAGTTGTATTTTCACTTGTTGTGCTACTCAATACATCATTATAGGTGGTACTGACATACCAATTATATATCAATTATCAATAATATTGAAATCATAATCTTTTGGAAAGCTTCATCATTCCAATACTTCCATAAAACTTGCATGAATAGGTTTATCATAATGAATCATTGCATAATGTCATCTTCAAGTGATAGTGGGCATTACCTTGTGTTTATAGAGGTAAACACAATTATAATCACTTGCTTTAAGTCCTGCGCGTTCTTTGCTATCGGCAATACTTGTGTCTGTATCTTTCCTATAGTGCCATGCTGCCAATTTTCCTTCCGATATATCTCTTCATAATCAATCATATATTTCTCAAAAAACTATTTTTTTCTCATTAAATTCAAATTGTATTTTAGGTCACTGATGAAACATATCTTTTTGATATATAATATTTTTCAAATCCTTTCTAACTGCTATGAAGAATACTCTTTCCCTTCTTTGTGGCACTCACATTGTGCTAGAGTCTAATAGGAAATGATCCACTACATATCAAGCATCATTAAGATCTTTGTATATCCTTTGCACATAATCTCGTGCCTCTCATAATAATAATCATTTTACATTCTCTGCTATAATCACCTTTGGTTGTAATTTCTTCCCAAGTTCAATGAAGTCAAAGAATAATGTATCTAATACTTGTTCTGCTTGTCATTCTCTAAACTTCTTTTCATATCACCAATCTTTCTCTCTATTTCAAGCTATAGAGAAACTACTACAAGGGGGAGATCAATCAAGAATATCAAGATTATATTACATATGGGCCTGAAAAACAACAAGCTTCTATAAATAAACTAATTAAAAATATTGATAAATTAGGAA